TCGGTACCCACCGAGGCATCATTGGAAAATGGTGATTTGATAGCCATACCTATCAATCTGGGAAAAACTTTGGCTGTTTTAGGATTGTAAAATGAGCGATACTGATTTTATAAACTGGGAAATGCCCTCGGGAGACGATGCCTTCTTGGGGCAATTTCTTGCAGACTTTCATACGAATTTTGCACTAGCGTTCGAATACTACCTTCAGCAAGGTGCTGCTGAGCTGGGTGGGTACCTGATGCCCGGCGATTTAGAGCCTGTGTCTTTGGCGGAGCCCTATACAATTCAGGAGCTATCAGATCAACTGGCGATGGAGCCCCGATATGAGAAAGCATCGGAAGCAGTTAACAACATTAACTTGGTGGCAACTGAAACCACTACCGAACAGATGCGGGAGTTAATGGCGCCATATTCTACGATCGGAGAATTGGCAGAAGCCTACTACAGAACATTCATCGAGGAAAAATTAGTTGACGAAGCTGCAGCTACGCGAAACCCAGCAAACGTTGGCGGCGCTGCAGACGAGGTGGATCCGTCAGAAATAGAAGAGGGAGAAACAGATCTCTTTGTCGAGGACGAAGAAGCTAAGGCGGCAGAGGATCTGGCACGACAAAAAGCCGAGCAAGAAGCACAGCAGATTGTAGGTACTATTGACGATCTTCAGTCCGCAGTGTTTAACGAAAACATTTTCGTGCAATCTAGTCTAATAAACCTAATTGACTTAAAGTTAAATGTTGTAGATTTTTACGAACCGAAAGCATATGCATATACCGCAGGCTCACCGAACGCGTGTATTATGGTTACAGGAGATCCATTTAATTTTCAAAATCGTTTAGCGGTATATCCAGACAATGATTTATATTTTAATCTATCCTCCGCAGAGTTAGGGAACTTACAGCCTAAGATTCGCCTCTATAAGACAATACAAGATCCAGAGACGAAGGAAATAGTAAATGTTCCCATACACTTTGATACTTCATTTACTGAAAGAGATTTGGAATCACTGCTAGTAAATAAACAACGTCGCGCCGTCGGAGCCGGTATTAAGAGCTTTTCCGTTGATTTTACAGGCGTCGACGAGTTTTCCATGCATAAGTCCTTTTCAGCGAAGCTAAAAATATATGCGGCAAGTATGTCCGAACTCATCAAGCCACGATTAGACGCCAGAACAGGTGTTACATATAGCTACATCGAACTGGCTCTTGCTGCCAAGCCGGGAATGAAAAAACCCGGCCGCAACATAAGAGATCTAGAGAATCAAATGCTAGATACAGATAACGGAATTTTCGAAATTAAAGCTCAAATTGGAATTAGTCAGATGAGCGCAGTCTCTGCCGCGAACACGGACTATGCGAATGCTCTAATGCACAACTCAGTCACATTTACGATGAATGCAGTTAAATATAATATAAATTACTTAAGTGCCAATGGCGCTGTTGAGCTGGAGATTGAGTACCTGCCGTATATAGAAACTAAATTTGCTACAGATGATTTTAATGTTCTTACTGACAGGAAACTAATAGAACACAGGATCACTACGGAGATGGCAGAGATCTGGGAGCGCACCACTTGTTCAGACGCTAAGAAGAAAACAATTAAAAAACGTATTGAGACAGAGAAAAAGCTAGTTAAGCGCGCCGCGGCAGATCTGATCCGAGAGCTTGGTGCTGCCAAAAAAATTAGATACCTGCCTTTAGATGCCTCAATCGTCCAACAGTGGATGGAGCTAGGTCCAGCATTAGATTGGGGAAAGCTTACCAAACTAGCGCCCTATGCTGCGTTTGTGGGTAAAGAGGGAAATCAGGAAGCTCTGAAGAAAGACATTGAAAAGGCGGCTACAGACGAAAGTAAAGAATACCGCGGCCCGATTAAAAACAGCTTTACCACTCCGCTTACTCAGGCGGCAAGATTTGTCTATTTGGCTGATTTGGTAGATATGCTGTTAGCTAAAATGACAAAAGCAAACGCCATGAGCCAGATTAAGCCAATCATCGAGAAGATCACTAGCGCAAAAATGGCAGATATTAAAAAACAGGAACAAATCGCAGAACAAGCTGCCTCCAGAGGCCACGTGTATCGAGCGGCCGCCAGCAACCCCGCCAATCAAGGCTTACAGTCGCAATTAGAAGCCGATGAACAGGAGTTGCTGGACAAGTACCGTGCTGCAATGCGCTTGAGCGAACAGTCGGGCGATAATTCTCTTTTCGAGACTTTTACCACCGAAGAGCGCGCCCGGGCAATGGAGCTATGGGTAAGATCTGGCAGTGGGGCAAATGATGCTGCGGATGAATTGGCTGAGAGACAGGCACAACGCGCCGAGGGGCTCGCATCAGACGCAGCTCATGCAGCACAGTATCCAGACGATGATTTTGAGCCCAGTAAGTTAATGCAGGATTACCCAGCAGCAATTGATCAGATGCTAGCGCGCTATAAGCGCTCAAGCGACGATTTCTCGAATATGAGGGTAGTTTTCGGTCCGATTGAGATTATAGATCCTGCCGATCCTAACGGAAACGTTCGCATTGTAAGCATAGGAGACTTGCCTATTCCAATACCTCTTTTGTTGGAGTACATGGTAAAAATGGCAGCCGAGCGCGGCATCCGAATTTTTGACTTCTCGCGATTTATAAAAGACTTAGTGACAAACACGATTAATAACTGGCTGAACGATGATCTTGCTTTTAATGGAGCCTTAAGGCAGGGAACGAGAATTGACTCAACCGAAATTCGAGCTTATGATAGTCACTTTAAAACGGATGACTTGACGGCGTTACTTGTGAAAACGAATGAAAAGCTGAAACGTGCATCCCCGGGAATGGCTGTACGACAATCAGGCGATGCTGCACCCTCGGTATCGAATATCAAAACGATATCGGCTCACCGCCTCTATACAGATGACTTGCCGCAACCGGCAGTTGTGACTGCCACGTCAAAGGGGCTTGAAGATACAAGTACTGCTGATGAAACTTCATTTCTTGTATTTTTTAGCAAGCCAGCTTGCCCTGTCCGAAAAGGTTTCGGCGACATATTTACCGACGGTCAAAATGGAATACATCACTACATTTTAGGAAAAGACAAGGGAATTGTTAAAGATATCAAGTTGGAAGCGGCTAAAGATGCCGGCGGTATAAAAGCAACTAGATTTCACCAATCTGGTGACGCCGGCGCAGCAGCACTGAAAGAAGTATTTAACGCAAGGATAAGGACTTACGCAAATTTAAATCTCTGGCCAGGCACTATGCTATATATCGATCCTCGCGGGTGGGTGCCTGATATGGATCCCGAAACAAGAGACATCTATGGGAGTGTTAATGCTCTCGATGATCTTGGGCTTGGCGGCTACTATGTTGTCAACAATCTCAGTCATGTATTTGAGAGTGGGAGATTCGAAACGGAGATCTTCGCCAGATGGGAATGGAATGTCGAAGAGACTCCCCTGCACGAAGACGAAGCTGAACAATCACCGTCAGCCAAGCCTCTGAGTAAGTGCGGCGGGGAAGACTCCAAGCCAAAGAAAAAGAAGGGGCCGTGTCATGGCGGCTCAGAAGCTCGAATGAAAGCGCTCGATGGCTTATATGGCATCGAAAAAGTAGCTCGCTCCATCCTACAAGAAAATGGAGATTTTGGAGATGAGCCCAACCCAAGCAGCAATCCCGATTAAGGTAAGGTTTTAATATGGCATATTTTTTTAGAGAAGACAACAGCGAAAGCACAATTGATTTATACAACAAGAAGCGTGTGTATGACAGTATAACCCGAGACGATTCTCCGAATCTGGTAAACTTCCAGTTTGCAGAAAAAGCATTATATGGCAGAGTAGATCGTTTTTATCGCCCGATGGTACTAAAAAATACAGGGTTATTGACGCTCTCCGGCTTCGGCGCTACAGGCACGCAGGCTCAAACAGCCATGGCATTAAACTTTGTAACAGACGCATTCGCTGATTTGAGAAATCAATTTTTGAAAAAAACACTCACAAACGAGATTTCTCCTAATGAAGACTTCTTAACAAGTCCCATTGCGTACAAGGGGTACATAAGTCCTAAGCAATCCTACGACAGGTACATTCAGTTGTATTTGGAAGCATTTGAGAATGTGGCAGTCTCCAGAAATTTATTATTTGGGAACTTTCAACAGTTTATAAATACAATAATGCCATTTTTGATGAAAACCATCCGCAAGAAGCCGTTCACCTATTCGGCTTTTGTGAAGAGTACATTTTGTCCGATCAATGCGTCAGGATTGGTAGTGGAGATAGCTGATATTGATCCAGTCAATGACGCTAAAAAAGTAGAACAGTTCATTGAGAGTCCTAATTGGGACTTCTACCTCACTGTTTGTGGAAATTTTGGCTTTATGGTGGATCGCAACAATCCATGGCGATTGGTGGCTGATATTGGATCCGCAAATATGCTAGTATATGCTGAGCGCTATGGGGTACACTCAACTGATGGAGTACTTATCGGGGGTTACACAAAAGCGTACACAAGCGCTTTACAAACCCTGCGCGCAGTGTTATATAATATGTACATGAAGTTAAAACAGCCGAAGTACTCTCGATACATCGATGTGGATTCCAACGGAGGCAAGTTATTGCTAGTAACTCCGAGAGTGTACACCCCGGAGGACTACTTAGAGGAGTTTCCGGATTCTTACTTTCTCGAACTTTATTGCAAAATGAGACTTGAGGAAGAGGAATCGCGATTTTCGGAAGCCCAAAGATACCAGCTGATCGACAACACGCTTGAGTTGGCACAGGTTGATCATCGCCTAGCTATGGAAACTTTTGAAACTATTGTAAATAAAACATTTGACTATAAAGGATCTTTAAGCTATATTAACGATACATTAAACAAAATGAGAGAGTAATGTATTTTCAGTCTATTGATGATAAAGAGCAATGCATCGGAATTTATCGCGACGGCGTGTTAGAATTCGACAAGGATAAAATGCCGGCAGATTTTTCGGGAATGAGAACGTGGAAGTATTCCGGTTCTATTTTGGATGAAGACGTGCAATACGGCTGGTTGTGGGCATCTGGAGCCACCTTGCTTGATGTGTGTCCACCGGAATTACAACCTGAACTATCGCGCATGCACAAAAAGATGAATGCGTTTAGGAAATCTTTTGAGATTGCTAAAATCGATTTTCGGCAGCACTGCTTTTTTGATTTAGTGCCTCATGATTTCCTGACAGCGTTTTTGGAGGTTAAAAATAAAATAACCCAACATGCTTTTGAAACAGTAGAAAAACCAGCAACATATGAGCATTTGTGTGCGCTAGAGAGATTGCTGTATAAAATAAGATATCAAGAGTTGAATATCAGTACGTCAGATTGCCGGCATCTTTTTAGCAGATCAGTGCACCGAGCAAGGGCAAACAAAATCACATCCGGCGCTCCATTTATTGACTATAATATTTTTGGAACAAAAACTGGCAGGCTGTCGACATATCCTGGCTCGTTCCCTCTTCTCACGATGCAAAAAGAATTACGTGCCCTAATAAAGCCGCGTAATGACTGGTTTATCTCTCTTGACTATAACGCCGCCGAAGCCCGCACAGTGATTGCGCTGCTTAATGAGAGACAGCCAGAGGGCGATGTACACCAGTGGCACATGGACACTATTTTTCAAAACAAGGGAATCACTGATCGCGAGACTGCTAAAACAACCTTCTTCTCATGGCTCTATAACCCAGCATCTAGTCAATTTGTTGAGGCACCCTACGACAGAGGCGCACTACTGGACAATCACTATAAAGATGGCAACATAGAAACGCCTTTTGGGCGCTCGATTGAGGTAGTAGAGTTCAAAGCTCTTAATTATCTCATTCAAAGCACGACAGCCGATTTAGTAAACGATCGAGCAGTGGCTTTAGATGAGTTCTTGCAGGGAACTAAGAGCTTTGTGTCACATATTGTACACGATGAGGTGGTGCTGGACATGCATGACGAGGATCGCCAACTATTGCCTGAGATTAAAGAGATTTTTGCTCAAAACAAACTGGCAAAATTTGAAGTTAACTTTAACGCCGGCAAGGATTATTACAATCTGGAGAGATTGAACGTATGATTTCGATTGTAGGCATTGGCAATGCTGGTTCTGCGATCGCCGAAAAGTTCAAGTCGCAGAGTGGAAACTATAAGATATACCAACTTAACAACAAGTGCGGTAAGTCTAAATATTGTTATAAGTTAAAAGAATTTGACACACCCGAAGAATACGAAAAGAACATCCCGGATCTCACGACTTTCTTTAAAGACATCACAGACAAGGTTCAAGTGTTCATAGTTGGCTCGTCGAAGAGTTCGAATTATGCTTTGGGCATCTTGGAGCAAATAAGAGATAAAGAGTTAGAAATATTTTATGTGAAACCGGATACCGAACTGCTAACAGGGGTACCCAAGTTACTGGAAAATATGACTTATGGCGTCTTGCAACAATATGCCAGATCGGCACTTTTTGCTTCGCTGACTATATTTTCGAACTATGATATAGAGAAAAACATGCCCAATATCTCAATTAAGAATTACTTTGATACTCTTAACCAGACTATTTTCTCTTCTGTACATTATCTCAATTTTTTCACCCATACGGAGCCAGAGATAGGACAAGTTTCGCGCCCCTCACCGGTGAATAGGATCCGCACTATTGGTATGCTAGATTTAAAAAATATGTCAGAAAAGTGGCTCTTCAGCCTTGACAGCCCGCGAGAAACATGCTATTATATATGCATAAATCAAGAAAGACTAGAGAAAGAGTCGGGGCTGCATAAACAATTGGTGGATATGCTCAAGGAGAAGCCTCGCAATGCTTATAGAAAAATCTCATATGGTATATGGGAGACACATTTACAAGACTTTGGGTTCTGCGTTACCCACACCAACGCAATACAACAAAATACCCTTGACAAGCTAGAGCAAGGGTGATACATTAGATATCGAGGAAAGCTCGATATACTTTACAACAACAAAACAAGGAGAAAAAACTAATGTCAATCAATATGGAACTAATGAGAAAGAAGCTGGCTTCACTTCGCGGTGAGGGAGGCAATGAAAACTCAGTGTGGTTTAAGCCACAAGAAGGCGAACAAGTGGTTCGCATCGTCCCCACTGCAGATGGGGATCCGCTTAAGGAAATGTTTTTCCACTATAATGTGGGAGATCACAAGGGCGGCATCGTATGCCCCAAGCGTAACTTCGGTGAACGCTGCCCTGTCTGCGAATTCGCATCCTCCGTGTGGAAGGATGGAGTAGAAACTAACGACGAGGAAGCAAAGAAGCTTGCCAAGTCATTGTTTGTGCGCGCTCGATACTTCTCGCCCGTAGTACTACGTGGCTCAGAAGAGGAAGGAATTAAATTTTATGGCTACGGAAAGCGCGCCTATGAACTTCTTTTGGGATACATTTTGGATCCCGAATACGGTGACATCACCGACACCTTGGAAGGTACCGATATTACCTTAGTGTATACTAAGCCCACATCCCCCGGTGCCTATCCTCAAACAAGCCTTAAGATGAGAAGGAATACTTCGACTCTACTTGAGGATCAGGAAGCTATCCCCGCCCTCCTTGATCGTATGCCCGATTTTGATAGCCTCTTTGAGCGACTTTCCCCCGAGGAAATTGACGCGATTCTTGATGAGCAACTTGCTGGTGATCTTAGTGCGGAAACACGATCATCGGAGACTGGGCGTTATAATGTTGACACTCAAAACCCAGTCGACAAGGCATTTGATGAGCTGATGGCCACCAAGTAGCGGGCTTGTTTAAGCCGCTGGCAGATCGGCTGTAAGTAAATAGTCTGCCGCAATTTTCTATAAACAAAAAGGAGAATGTTATGGAATGGTTAAAATCCCTATGGGCTAAATGGAAGGTTCAAGTAAGCGTAGTAGGAGGCGTTCTCGTTATCGCTACTGCATACGGTACCTGCAATGTAGATCCCACTACGGTTTCTGACAACAGCGACAACACTACCAGCACAATTGTGACTGAGACAGTAGAGGTGTCTGCTACCACGACAGAGACAACTGGAGAGACAACAACCACCGGTGATACAACTACTGGCGACACCACTACAACTGGTGACACCACGGAAACTACCACCACAACGACTACAACTGAGTAGCAAAAAAAGCCGCTGGCACACCGGTAAAAAGTGTGCCGCATTTAAGGAGACAAAATGAGACTCGTTCTACCAGTCCTTGCCGCGACCCTATTAATGGGTTGTGGGGATAAGGATGAAGACACGGCGGCGGATACCGCTAACTCTGCAGACACAGCAGCAGAGTAATAAAACCAGCCGCTGGCACACCGGTAAAAAGTGTGCCGCTATTTACGCCTTAAGGAGGGCACATGGCAAAAAAAGCCACAAACAAAGCGGGTCGCGTAGCGATGCAAGATTTGCTAAAACTAGTTAACAAGAAAGCCGGCAGAAATGTCGCACATAATCTCACAGGAGATAACCCCACATCCGTTAAGGAGTGGATTCCCACTGGCTCGCGATGGCTAGACTCAATTATCTGCAAAGGACAAGTGGCAGGAATTCCAGTAGGAAAGGTAACTGAGATCGCCGGACTGGAATCAACCGGCAAGTCGTACATGGCTGCGCAAATCGCCGCCAATGCCCAAAAACAAGGCAAGCTGGTAGTTTATTTCGATTCGGAATCTGCCATTGATCCCACCTTTTTAGAGCGGACTGGCTGCGACTTAGATCGCCTAATGTATGTTCAGGCATCCTCTGTAGAGTTTGTTTTAGAAACAATTGAGGAGTTACTTGGCGCCGCTGAAGATCAGATGGTATTTGTCTGGGACTCCCTCGCCTTCACGCCCTCGGTATCTGATGTTGAGGGCGACTTCAATCCGCAGTCGTCAATGGCAGTAAAAGCCCGTATTCTTGCAAAGGGAATGTCGAAGCTGACAATCCCCATTGCGGATCGACAAGCAACCCTGATTGTTTTGAACCAGCTTAAGACTAATATCCCTCAAGGGCCGAACGCTAGAATTGTAGCAATGACAACGCCATATACTACCCCTGGTGGCAAAGCGATGCACTACTCTTATTCGCTGAGAATTTGGCTGACAGGTAGAAAGGCTAAGTCATCTTTTATTGAAGATAACAAAGGTTTCCGTATTGGCTCTGAAGTTAAGGTGAAGCTGGAGAAATCTCGTTTCGGAACTCAGGGAAGATCATGCGCATTCCGAATTCTATGGGGTACTGAAGAGATTGGTATCCGTGATGAGGAGAGTTGGTTTGATGCAATCAAAGGTTGCGAAAGTCTCACTTCTGCCGGTGCATGGTATACTTTGACAACGCCAGACGGGTACACAAAGAAATTTCAGCCATCAAAATGGACTGATCTGGTGACGTCTGATGAAGAGTTCCGTTCGAAAGTGATTAAAATCATGGACGAGGAGATTGTTCAGAAGTTTGAAAAGAGAGAGGGGGATGCCTCCAGTTTCTATGAAGATCAAGAGGACTTGACTGTCCCAGTAAAAGAATGAGCAAGACACATCATGATATGTGCGGTGCCTGTGAAAAAGTCCCTCTGGAATATACCCCGGAGGGATTCCCACAGCCGGGAGAAATAGCAGAAAGAATTTTGTCCAAGAATCCGGATTGGGCAAGGCTCCACAACATGATATCTGTAGCAATCTCGCGAAGAGATAAAATGTGGCACGAACTTAGACAAAACGCTTGACTCCAAGTATTAGATCGGTTATAATATATATGTACTTGTAGGAGGGTATAACATGAACCATTTAGGCTACGCCTGTATCAATCAGGGCTTTTCCACGCTGCCAAAGTCGCAGCGCATCACAACTAACCGCACCATGATCAAGCGGACATTCCACGATCGTGGTATTGAGTATGCTTCCGAGCTAGCTCTGCAAAATCTACGCGATTTGCACACTATTCTTGAGTGGAATCTTGCCAATGATATTTACTTTTATCGGCTTTCTTCCGATATTATTCCCTGGGCTTCCGAGTATAACCTCATAGACATGCCTAATTTCGGCGCTATACATGCCGCGGCTCTCAAGGCGGGCAACTTTGCCCGTAAGCACGGAATGCGGCTCACATCGCATCCTGGGCCGTTTAACAAACTAGCATCACCCAAGGAACGCGTGTTCCAACTCACCAAGACTGATTTGTCTGTGCATGCAGAATTATTCGATCTTATTGGCTTGCCTCGCACCCCATATGCCAAGCTCAATATTCACGTTGGCGCTGCATACGGTGACAAGCCCTTTGCTCTCGACAACTTCTGTCGCAACTTCGAACGCCTGCCCGACAATGTTCGTGCACGTCTTACCGTCGAGAACGACGACAAGGCTTCACTATACTGCACACAAGAACTATACGACGGTGTATACAAGCGCATTGGTATTCCTATTGTGTTTGATTACCACCACCATATGCTGCATCCTGGAGATCAGTCAGAGCAAGAAGCGCTTGAGCTGGCACTATCTACATGGGGTGACATCAAGCCTGTTGTGCACTACGCAGAGTCTCGCTCGCTTGAGCACAACAATCCTAAAATCAAGCCGCAAGCACATTCGGATTTGGTTTACAACACACTTAACGACTATGGCAATGTTTTCGATATTATGATCGAAGCCAAGCACAAAGAGCTTGCGTTATTGCGATATCGTGATATACTTTCAGAACAAGGAGAAGCAAAATGAAGCGTGTTATTATTATTGACGCTCTTAATATGTTTTTAAGAGCCTACATTGTAGATCCCTCTCTTTCATCCAATGGACAGCCAATTGGAGGACTAAAGGGTTCTATAAAGATTCTACAAAAGCTGGTAAGAATTAGCCAGCCTGATTCCATTGTTATCGTTTGGGATGGACCCAACGGCTCGCAAAAGCGCAAGTCAATGAATAAAGATTACAAGGCAGGACGCAAGCCGATCCGCCTCAATCGAGCATTTCACAATCTAACAGACAATGAAGAGCTGCATAACAAGATTTGGCAACAAACTAGGTTGATTGAATACTTGAATGAAATGCCCATAGTCCAAATTATGCTTCCGGAAATTGAAGCCGACGATGTTATCTCTCACGTGACTCATCTTAAACACTACGATGGCTGGCAAAAAGTGATCATATCCAATGATAAGGACTTTCTGCAGCTGTGTGATGATGAAACGGTAGTATATCGCCCCACCGCAGATACGCTCTTGAATAAGAAGAGAATTGTGGAGGAATACGGTATCCACCCCACCAATATGGCACTAGCCCGAGCAATTGCGGGAGATGCTTCCGACAACCTTCCGGGGATCAAGGGAGCCGGCTTGACTACGATCAAAAAAAGGTTACCCTTTCTTGCATCTGAAAAAGATTATACAATTCAAGAGGTTATAGAATTCTGCGAAAATTCAGCGAATAAATTAAAGTTTTTTACGAACATTGTTGAGGGAAGAGAGAAAATACAACATAATTATACAATGATGCAATTGTACTCTCCGCTGCTCTCAATCAACTCAAAAGATTTTGTAAAAACAGCCGTGTCAGATTTTGAATGTAACTTCAATAAGACAGCAGTTATCAAGAAAATGCACGAAGATGGCTTCGGGGAACTAAACTGGGAAGAATTAAGAACTCGTCTCAATAACATCGCAGTAAGTTGCTAAATATGCTTGACATGCTGCTTGAATATGTTATAATTATCACCATGAGGGGTGTACTTTGAGCGATAAAGTCGGTTTTGCGAAATATGGAAAAACCTTCCAAGAAGGTTTGGTACAGCTTATCTTAGACGATCGCCCCTTTGCCGATCAGATTTCAGAAGTGTTAGACATCTCGTTCCTAGAGTTGGAATATCTCAGGGTATTCGCACGCAAGATTATCAATTATCGGAATCGATATTCTAAGCACCCATCTCACGACGCTGTTATAACCATGTTGCGGACAGAGTTGGATGCCGAAGACGAAGTGATTAGGCAGCAAGTAAAAGAGTACTTTGCCAAAATTCACGAATCAGAGATCCAAGATGGAGAATACATCAAGGAGCAATCCTTAGATTTCTGTCGAAAGCAAAATCTTAAAGAGGCTATGCTGAAATCAGTAGAGTTGTTGCAAAATAGCTCATTTGATGAGATTTCAAAAGTTATTAATGAATCTTTAAAACTTGGATCCGAAACCAACTTTGGTTATGATTACTTGGCAGACTTCGAAGAGAGATACAAGCCGAAGTTCCGCAACCCTGTCACCACCGGATGGCAAGATCTGGACGGCATCACCGGTGGCGGACTTGGAAAAAGTGAACTTGGTGTCGTGATCGCTCCCACTGGGGCAGGAAAGTCAATGGTGCTTGTGCACTTGGGCGCGCAAGCAGTCATACAGGGACAGGTTGTGGTTCATTATACTTTAGAGCTGCAAGATACCGTCATTGCAAAACGCTATGATAGCTGCATCACTGGGTACCCTCTTTCCGAGTTGACTTCTTTTAAAGAAGAAGTGTTTGAGGAGATTGGAGATATCGAAGGAAGGCTAATCGTTAAAGAATACCCCACCAAGTCAGCTAGCACTGAGACAATTAGAAACCACCTGAGTCGGTTACACAAGAGGGGAATCACGCCCGGACTGATAATTGTAGACTACGCGGATCTCCTCAAGCCAGTTGTTATTCGCAAAGAGAAGAGAGACGAACTTGGCTCTATTTACGAAGAGTTACGCGCAATATCCACTGAGTATTCTTGTCCCATATGGACTGCCTCTCAGACAAACAGATCTGGTTTGAGCGCCGAAGTGATCACGATGGAACAAATCTCCGAAGCCTTTAATAAATGCTTTGTTGCAGACTTTATTATCTCCGTGTCACGCACGATTGAAGACAAACAAAATAATCAAGGTAAGATTTTTATTGCAAAAAATAGAAACGGTCCGGACGGAATGGTGTATGATATATTCATGGATACATCTAATGTCAAAATAAGAGTATTACCCAGGGTAACGCATCCTAGTGCAAACTCTGTAGCAACTAGCCCGGTTGTATTAACTCCCGGCATGCAACAGAACTTGTTAAAAAGCAAATATGAAAAATACAGAAGGAAATAAAATATCATGAGAACAATTGAGAACATTCGCAGATTCAGGTTATCCGACACATTTATTGAGCCATACAAAGGGGCTGAAGTACCATGGGGGCCGCTGGGTTATGTAACCTATAAGCGCACATACTCACGGCGCTTGAGTGAGTTCGATCCAGACGCCACAGGCTCAGAAGAGTGGTGGCAAACTTGCCGCCGTGTTGTTGAGGGTATGTTTAATATGCAAAAGCAGCACGTGTTCCAGCTTGGGCTGGAATGGAACGACAACAAGGCTCAAAAAACAGCAAAAGACGCGTACGACAGACTTTTTAATTTGAAATGGACACCGCCCGGGCGTGGTTTGTGGATGATGGGAACAAAGTTCATCGAAGAACGTACAGCGGCTGGGCTTTTTAACTGCGCTTTTCGCTCCACGCGCGATTTAGCTACAAAAGGTGGATACTTGTTTGCCTGGATGATGGACGCGCTAATGGTTGGTATCGGTGTTGGGTTTGACACCGAAGGCGCTGGCACGCTCTCTATCAAGGAGCCACAATATACAAATGACACCCTTGTGATCGATGACTCACGAGAAGGCTGGGTGGACTCTGTTCACATGCTGCTAGATGGGTTCTTTTTTGGTTCCAAGGTACCTAAGTTTGATTACTCCGCAATTCGTAAATTCGGAGCACACATCAAAGGATTTGGAGGAACATCCTCCGGCCCAGATCCTCTTATCGAGTTACATGAGAGCTTGAGGGAGTTGTTTTCCGACAAGATCGGTGAGAACATAACCTCAGTCGACATCGTAGATACAGAGAATCTTATCGGACGCTGCGTTGTTTCAGGTAATGTCCGACGCTCCGCGGCTCTGGCTATGGGTAGGTATGATGATACTCCTTATTTAGAGATGAAGAACGATCAAGAAAAGCTTTACCACCATCGTTGGGGTTCAAATAACTCCTTCAATGCAGAAGTGGGAATGGATTATACATGGCACGCGGAACAGTCGCAGAAGAATGGTGAGCCGGGCTATATCTGGCTAAACAACGCGCGTACCCGCGGAAGATTTAAAGATGATTTACGCTATGATGATATTAATGTAGCCGGCTTCAACCCCTGCGTAGAACAGCAACTAGAAGACGCAGAGCTGTGCTGCTTGGTGGAAACATACCCAGCTAAGCATGAGGATCTGGAAGATTATTTAAAAACGTTAAAGATTGCTTACTTGTACGGCAAGACAATCACCCTTTCTAACACGCACTGGCCGGAGACGAACGCAAAGATGCTTAAGAACCGGCGTATTGGGCTTTCACAGTCAGGAGTTGTACAAGCATTTAATAAGCACGGCAGAAGAGAGATGTATAGTTGGTGCGACAAGGCATATGAACATGTTAAAGAACTTGACGAAGAGTACTCTAACTGGCTTTGTATCCCCAAGTCTGTCCGCATGACATCAATCAAGCCTTCTGGCACCGTGTCTCTGCTTAACGGCAGTACTCCCGGGATACACTTCCCAGAGGATGAATACTACATCAGACGAATTAGATTCTCGACTGACAATAAAATGCTTGAAGCTTTGAAGGAATGCGGTTATACTATTGAAGATGACAAATATTCTCCGAATACTGTTTGTGTTGAGTTTCCTGTACATGAGCCCTATTTTTCGAAAGGAAAGAGATCTATTTCGATGTGGGAACAGCTTGAAATTGCAGCCCAATATCAATATTACTGGGCAGATAACTCAGTGTCTATTACAGTCACTTTCAAACCTGACGAAGCAAGTCAGATTAAAAGTGCCTTGGAGTTATATGAAACTCGCCTTAAGGCAGTCTCCTTCTTGAGATTCGAAGAAACCGGATATGAGCAGGCTCCCTACGAGCCGATTACGGAAAAAGAATATAAAAAGCTGTCAGCAAAAATTTCCCCACTTAGCAGAATAATTAACGAAGATGGTGGAAGTGGTACAAAATTCTGTACCAATGATACATGTACAATTTAGGAGAAAAATGTTCAAACCAGTAAATCGCCACATCTTAATTGAGTTAGTGAACGGCGAAGAGTCCTCAGCACCATTGATAGTACTTCCAGAAGACTTTAAACCAACTATGGAAAAGTACGCAGTAGTAAAGGTTGTCAATTTCGCTGACGATATTCGCTTTGAGCTAAAGAGCGCCCCCCGTATAGTTGTGGATCAGTCAATGATAGAGGAGATTGTCGTCAATAAGACTACTTATAACGTGATCCAAGACAATTATGTCGTTGGGATTGTCACTTAACCGACACTGTGGGGGTGGTTCTGGACAAGAACTTTTATAACGAAGCGTCAGCTAGAAAGCTGGGCTGGGCACCAAGCTGGTTTGGAGAGAGGTACTTCGACGACAAACTTGTGCGCGCTATTAAAAAATGGCAGCGCGCTCGACATCTAGCGGCAGATGGACTGTGCGGACCGATGACTTTTCGCAGACTCTGGACTGAACGCCAAGAGGTAGTGGGAGACTATTGCCCTAACGAAGACTTATCCTATTCCAACTACATTGTGTACAACGGAGAGTTCCACCCCATTCAGTGGGACAAGTTTGTGTTGTGGTCCGATGATGGAGCGCTTGTTTCAAAGCCCGGGCATTATTATGACTACTCAGGACGCCCAAAACGAAAAATTAGATATTTTGTCAATCATTGGGATGTTTGCTTGAGTTCTACTTCTTGTCAAAACGTTTTAGATAAGAGGGGAATCTCGGTACATTTTCTTATCGATAACGACGGAACCATCTATCAAACTTTAGATATGCAACATGCTGCGTGGCACGCAGGATCAGCGCGCGCTAATCGAGCCTCGGTAGGAGTTGAGATATCCAATGCATATTATCCCAAATATCAAGATTGGTATAAGAAAAATGGTTATGGCGAGCGTGCTTTGATCGATGACGCATGGGTGCACGGCTCAAGGTTGGAGCCATTTATGGATTTCTATCCGCAACAGATTGATGCCTTAAAGGCTCTCTGGAAGGCTATCAATGGGGCTACTGGAATACCATATGAATGTCCCATTAACCAGTTTGGAAGCACCTCTACCAAATATGAGCAAGATGTCACATATGGCAAATTTACCGGCTTTGTAAGTCACTACCATGTGAGCAAAGCCAAAATCGATTGCGCAGGCTTGGATATCAAGCAACTGCTGCAGGATATAAAAGAAGAATAAAGTTATTTTAATCCACTACTTAGGGGTATGGGGTGGCTTTTATATTTGATTCTGGGGCACGGAAGTGTGTCTCCGGATGGTGCCTTGCCTGAGAACTCTCAGAACGTAGCTCATGTGCAAGAGGCGATGGTTATAGGGAAGCCTAAGCAATCGGCAGAGTGGAGGGTGACACCTACAGTCCGAATCTGTGAATCCTCAGAAGTCACCGTCAGTCGAACCGCCCGAGCAATACGGTATTGGGAAGCTCGCGGCTACAAATTCGATGGGGTTTTTGTAGACTCGATTACTCCATGCATCTCGCCACGCTACGGAGAAATTATGATAACGATACCGATGGGTGGGTTTGATGATCGCCACATGGCATCTACCAAGTTATATACCTCTAAGAAGACTGGAGAGATACTTAAAGCTAAGATACATATTCTACCATCTAATTCTAGAAAAGATAGAGTGCTTGAGCATGAGATCGGGCATGCCCTGGGGTGGAGTCACTATCCGCAACGTTATCACATTATGCATCCCACATGGAAGCACGGTGGCTATGACTCATATGGGATTCATAAAAAGTAGTTGACACTTTAGCTGAATTCAGTTATAATCTATCAAACATTTAGGAGAAACATGTTTACAAACTTATTGTTATCGCTATGCCTTATGGGCACTGCAAACGCTGGAGCATTGAGCGACAGCGAGACGTCTTATTCAGGCGCATCTATCTTAGAAGGAGACTGGGACGTATCGTTTGAAACCGCTACCGACATCGCTGGCAGTGAGGGCCGATTTCCGTACGCCTTTTTTGAGGGGAATACCCTTTACGTGGGGAATTCGGACGTTTATGATAACACCATTGATGCCATTGTGGAATTTTTCTGGTTCCAATCGTCGATTGATAGGGGTACAGATTTTTATGTTGCCGTCATTAAAACGCGAGTTACCCCAGGGCATGACTGCCACTACGCACCTTGGGACTGGGCTAGAGGAGCACAATGCAAGCTCTGGGCTGATGAATGGAGTGATTGGGGTGAACATCCAGTTTTAAGTGTGGAGGCTATGACTGATGTGGCACGCGAACAAGGTGCTTTCCGCTGGGATTGGTCTGTTCCGTTTGAGTCATATGGCATTGATGCTTATGGACAAGTAACATTTCAGAACGCATATGGCATTGGCTCTGATTCCGAGGGTGCTGTGATGGCTCACGGAGAATATAAGATCGAGGAAGAAGGCACTGAGATGCAAGCTGCCGGTAACGTACAAGTAAAAGGGTTCCACTCATCAGAATACTCGGTGCAGACACAATACGAAGTCACTCTCTATGAGTGGGATGTGTTTGTCGATGGACGCGCCGATCTCATGGCGTGGGATATGTACTTAAACCTTGGCGCGAGAGAAACTCAGTCAGCTTATCACGAATACTTTTTGAGCGTTCAGGTTGAGGAAGGCATGCCTTTCAGGATCGATGAGTTAAACTTTGTAGGTAACTTTGATACCGGTTGGTATGATCCCTTTCATCATGAACTGGGAGTTAGCCTAGCTGACTTGATTATCTCACAGCCATACTTTATCCCTGCTGATGAACCTGATGATGAAGAGGAACCAGTCGTTACCGACTCGGGAGAGCCCCTAGAAGTGGAAGACACAGGCACAGAACACGAACAGAATTCAGATACTGGAGACTCATTTGAGTTTGCTGAGAATGCGAAAAGTCCAAGCCCCAAGAATCCCGCGGGCTGCAATAGTGTGTTAGCTAGCCGCGGCAGCTTGTACGTCATCTTTATGGCTGCACTAATGACATTTGGACTCAGAAGGAAAGATTGAGAATAGAGCGATCACATATTGTGGTGGGAAGTTCGCTAAGTGCACTTCTCTTTGCCTACGTTAACAATTATCCTACTCTGTTTACCAAGCCTATACCACCATTTAGGTTCGATTATTTGAGTACTAAATTAGATCTCTCAAGGCTCAAAATACCTTTTAATAATTTAACGCTTAAAAGTTTCGACGCTAAAATGCAAGTTGGTACACAAAAGGTGTTATTATGGGAACGTCTCTTGTTTCTGCAGTCACTAAAGGGTAATTTAATATCGACTAGGGACACCCACAGTCTACGATTCTCAGATGATAAGATAATAGTGTCCAATGAATATTCTAAAATAATGGATTTGGCTTTTGAAAGGTGTTATTATTATGGTGATATTGGGGCTGTAGGATTTGTTGAAAAAACAAATGTTGACGCATCGACATATATATGTTATGATCATATAGCATTCAACAGCGGAGGTAAGCATGAAATTGATTACATTAGAACAGGTGAAGATTTTGTCAGCGAGATATGGTTTTATAGTTCCGACCGTATTGATGGAAATACTCCTGTTAGAGATGCTTGTGCGGTATCAGAGCTAACCAGACAGCAGCTACAGGACTTTGATTATTCAGAGACAATGGCGAGATTTAAGACACTTAAAGTCATGAAAGACAATGGAATGAGAGGAAAACAAAATGGATACACAAAAAAAGGAACGCCTAGGCACTATGATTTTAGAACAACTAGCATTGAGCGCCAAACGCACCGCAAATACGATGAATCGAGAGCGCTCTCCTCTCGTATCGAGGTTAAAACCCCCGATGAAGAGGGTTTACTTAAATCTTTGCTCGATGCTCCAGGCACCTCCTGTAGACTTTTAGAGAGACTGGATGAAAACTCATCTTAGTGGTATAATTCCGCTGGCAAATTATGAAAGCGATTTAGCTATTAATTTTCCTGCGCCTTTGATTCCCGTCGAACAGGATTTTTGTGCAGTGCAGAAATCTGTGTTTGAATGCGCCATGGCAGGTTGTGACACTATCTGGATTGTGGCGAATGAAGATCTCTCCCCATCTGTGAGAGCAGTTGTGGGGGATTGGGTATATGATCCAGTCTATTTTAAAAGAGACATGGCAAGTAAATATTATTCCGAACTTAGGAAAGAAGTGCCTATTTACTATGTTGCAATCAATCCCAAAGATCGCAACCGGCGCGATTCATATGGCTGGTCGGTGCTTCACGGCATTCACACAGCATACATGACGTCTTACAAGATCTCTAAGTGGATAGTGCCAGAAAAATACTTTATTTCTTTTCCTTTTGGAGTCTACGATCCTTCTCTCTTGAGAGAGTATCGCAAAATAATCCGAGATAAGAATAATAATTTTTTCTTAAAACATAACAAAAACTATATAAAAGATAACGTGCCATTAGCATGCACAATGACAGGAGAAGACTTTAAATTATGTCGAAGAGCGATAAACAAAAAGACAACAAGGGAATATTTACCCCCTTTACCCGGCCAGCAATACCCCAGCCAGAAACTGCCGCTGCACGAAAGGTGGTCAGCCCGGAACTTCAACTTAAAAGAAATTTTTAACAGCATCGACGAAACAGGCGCTGAATATTTAGATCTGCCGTGGTATCACGACATATCGAGTTGGAATGGGTACGTTGAGTACCTGGGATCTGAAAATAAAATAAAAAAGCCCATAGAGGCATTGACAAAGCCACACAAACACGTTAAGATACCATATGATTCGGAGGGATTATGAATCGTATAAATTCAAAAATTAAGTTCGTTGGACTCCATGCACATTCTGTAGCTGGTTCCATCTTTGATGCCATTGGGTATCCGCAAGATCACATGGATTTTGCATATGAAAATGGGTGTGATGCCCTAGCGCTAACTGATCATGGAAACATGAACGGGTTGGCATATCAGGTATTGCATGCTAAGAAAATGCAGGAGGCTGGAAAAGAATTCAAGCCCATCTTCGGATGTGAAGCTTACTTCACGCCGTCGATTGCAGAGTGGCATGATGCATACAACAAGGCGATGGAAGATAAGAAGCGCGCCCGCTCCATTAAGAAGGATGAACAATCTGGCGCCACGGTAGAAGACGAAGGCGACAGCAAGAAGACACAGGGCATCCTAAAGCGCCGCCGTCACCTTGTCCTGCTGGCTCAGAATCAGACAGGGCTTAACAACTTGTTCAAGCTTGTCTCCGAGTCCTACCAGCCAGAAAACTTCTATCGCTATCCGCGTATTGACTACGCTCTCTTGAAGAAGTATAATGAGGGCATTATTGCATCGTCAGCATGCCTAGGTGGTGTTTACGCTGGTAACTACTGGGAACACCGAGAGGAGGGCGCCGAAGCCGTCCTAGAAGCCATGAGAGAGTCTACACGACAGATGGTGGATATCTTCGGGGATCGCTGGTACGCCGAGATTCAGTGGAACAATATTAAAGAACAGCACGAACTAAATCAATATGTTATTCAGGTTGCCAAAGAGTTTGGTGTTGAGTTGGTGACGACAGCCGACAGTCATTATCCCAACCCTGACGCCTGGAAGGACAGGGAGCTTTACAAGCGTCTTGGCTGGCTTGGGAAGGGGCGCCCATCGTGGGCAGACGAAGAGTCACAACTGCCTGAAGGTGTTGAAGAAATAGGATACGAGCTGTATCCGAAGAACGGCGATCAGATGTGGCAAAGTTACAAGCAGTACTCTGAAGAGCAGGGCTTCAACTATGATGACGACTTAGTTATGAGGAGTATTGAAGAAACACACAGGATTGCGTTTGATCGTATTGAAAAGTTTCTTCCTGACAACACTGTCCGACTCCCTGAGTTTGTGGTACCAGCAGGCTTCACGGCAACGCAAGCCTTGGTAAACTTTGCACTAGAGGGACTCAAAGACAAGGGGCTGCATACGAATAAAGAATACACAGATCGCCTCAAGCATGAGCTTCATGTGATCGATGATAGAGGGTTCTCTAAATATTTCCTTACTATGAAATCGATTGTAGATGTGGCATCGCAACTGATGCTCCCCGGCCCCGGTAGAGGCTCTGCAGCCGGCTCGCTGGTAGCATATGCGCTCGACATTACACAGGTTGATCCAATCAAGCACGGACTTCTGTTCTCTCGCTTCCTGCGCTCTGATGCTACTGACTATCCAGACATCGACTATGATGTATCAGACAGCATGGCGTTGAAGGAGAAGCTTGTAGAGATGTGGGGAGCCGATTGCGTTGCTCCAATCTCTAACTGGAACACACTACAGCTTAAGTCTTTAATCAAAGACATCTCAAAATTATATGATATTCCGTTCACCGAGGTTAATACAGTCACCTCTATTATGATCCGGGAGGCGACTCCCGAAGCCAAGCGAAAGCATGGTATCAAGGCGGGAGTCTATGCTCCAACGTGGGAAGAGGTGATCGAGTTTTCTCCGTCATTGCAGACATATCTTGCGAAACATCCAGCAGTTAGAACTCACGTAGAGGGACTTGTTGGGCAGGTGCGCTCTTGTTCACGCCACGCCGGCGGTGTTGTGATTGCTGAGAATCTAGATGAGAACATGCCACTGATCAATTCAGGTGGTGTACGGCAGGCTCCGTGGGCTGAAGGGCAGAACGTCCGTCACCTTGAGCCGATGGGCTTCATTAAGTTCGATTTGCTTGGATTGTCCACTCTCAAGATGATGGAGGGCTGCATCGAGCACATTCTCCAACGCCATCACGGAGTAGAAGAGCCGACATTCGCACAAGTGAGGGAGTATTATGATAAAAACTTACACCCGGACGTCATCGACACAGACAACCAAGAGGTTTATGAGAATGTTTTCCACAAAGGGAAGTGGGCTGGAATCTTTCAGTTTACCGAGCAAGGTGCCCAGAAGTTCTGTGTCCGAGCTAAGCCCCGCAACATTATTGATGTATCTGCTATCACTTCCATCTATCGCCCCGGCCCACTAGCTGCAAATGTACATGATGAGTACGTAGAGGCTAAGGAAAGCCCGCACCATATTAAGTACCTTAACGATGATGCGCACGACATTACACAGGAGACGTTCGGGTTCCTGATCTTTCAAGAGCAGATTGCGTTGCTAGCTCACAAGCTGGGAGGCTTGACACTTGACGAAGGCAACATGCTGCGTAAGGTTCTCACGAAGAAGGGTACCGGTAAGGGATCCGTAAAGGGTAAACTGCACGACAAGTTTATCACAGGATGCCTATCTAACAAGATTGGCAGAGATGAGGCACAAGCCCTGTGGGACAAGTTCGAATACTTCTCCGGCTACGGCTTCAACAAGTCGCATGCAGTATCTTACAGTATCATCTCATTCCAGTGCGCGTGGTTGTGGAACTACTACCCGGCAGAGTGGATGGCTGCATTCTTGGACAAAGAGCCTGAGAGCCGCAAGGAGAAGGCAATTAACATTGCCAAGCAGTATGGTTTCGATATTGCTCCTCTTGATGTTAACAAGTCTGGTACTGTTTGGGAGATTAGTGATGATGGCGCGATACTGATTCAACCTCTCACCTCGATTAAGGGACTTGGCATGTCTGCCATTGATCAAATTCTAGCTAATCGTCCGTTTATGAATGCAGAGGACTTATTGTTTCGCGAAGGGGTATCCTATAGCAAGCTCAACAAGAAGGCACTTGATGCCCTTTGTCGCGGCGGCGCCCTTGACAACATCGTTGATGATAGGTTTACTGGACGCAAACACTTCTGGTCGACATGTGTTGTCGATAGACCAAAAAGCCTTAAGAAATTTGCTGCCAACATGGAAACATATGCCCCAGAGGGAGACTTCAGTGAGGAAGAGATAATTCAATTCAAGACTGATCTTACTGGGGTGTTCCCACTCAACTTGGTAATCAGCACTGAAATGATCAAGCTGCTTCAAGACAGGCTCATTCCCCCCATCTCCGAGTTTGATCAGGAGCTGCAAGTCTGCTGGTTTATCCCGCGTCAAATTACAGCACGAAAAACTAAGAATGGAAAACTTTATTGGATTCTAGATGTAGTTGACTCCAACAACGAACTAACTAGAATTAGATGCTGGGGAGTAAAGCCTGAAAAAGATCGTTTACATTTGAATCGTGCCTACATGGCAAGATTGAATTACGATCCAAACTGGGGCTTTAGTACCTACGCTATCGGGAAGACATTCAAACTATTGGGGTAAAAATGAACGTACTTAAAAACTTTAGTCCGCTTTTAAAAGAGCCGAAACTTATTGATGACTTGCCAGTCATTATCAGGTTGACAAAATTTGATGAAGCAACAGCGAAGGGCTTTTCTGCCGCTGTCATGAAGGCACAGAATACCGGACAGCCTGTGCTTCCGGTGATAATTGACAGTTACGGAGGACAGGTTTACAGTCTAATGTCGATGATATCAGACATTAAGCACAGCAGGATCCCCGTCGCAACAATCGTTCAAGGTAAGGCAATGTCTTGTGGTGCCATCCTGTTTAGTTTTGGCGCGGAAGGTATGAGGTACATGGATCCAGACGCAACGGTGATGATCCACGACGTAAGTTCGATGGAGCACGGAAAAGTAGAAGAGATTAAGGCTTCCGCGGAAGAGACTGAGCGCCTTAATCAAAAAATATATGGGATGATGGCAGAGAATTGCGGTAAACATAAAGATTATTTTCTGGATATCGTGCACGAAAAGGGGCATGCTGACTGGTTTTTAGAGGTTGATGACTGTAAAAAGCACAATCTTGCCAACCACACACACGTACCTGAGTTAAAAATTGAAACAAAGGTTAAGTTCACTTTCGAATGAAGCTAATTAGTGTGTGATTAAAACTGAAAAGATAAAATTACGCCGCATTATGAATGAGTTGCAGTTTCTCTACGAAGAAATGGATCTCATAAGTGATCTTTGTGGCACGGCATCTGCAGATTTTGAAAGTCATTACAGAGTCTTTTGTGCTGAGAACGATATCGATTTAAAGAAATTGAATCAAGATAACTCAGATCAATTAAAGGAAGTTTACGGAGTCAAAGACTTGGAAGAAGACGAGGTTCCCTCAGAGCTGCCCTACTCTGGCTCTGCAGAGTTGACATTCTGGGAGGGGGAGGAATCAGATGATGAACAATTCACTCCTGACGATGACGTTATATACAAAGATCTACACTCGATGTTTAATAAGATCTTTAAAAAGCTGGCGATGAAGCTGCATCCCGATCGCATAGAAAACCATATTCTTGATAATGACGAGAAGTTTAAGTTACGTAACGATTTTACAAAAGCGCGAACATCTCTAGAGAAAAAGAAGTATTTCCATTTGGTTGAAATAGCACAAAAGCACGGAATCCACGTAACAGAGAGATATGGATTACAGCTTAGGTGGTTTAAAAAAGAGCGCGACAATGTGCGCAAACATGTAACACGCGAAAAGTGTACATACAATTATAAGTTTAGTGAATGCGAGACAGATGAGCAAAAAGACAACCTCATCCGAGAATTTCTCCAACAACTTTTTGGGATTTTGGCGTAAATAACAACCAAAAACAGTTGACAGCGCATTCCTGGGCTGTTATACTATTAGTATAGTCACCAAGGAGGCAACAATGGCTAATACACACGACGAGAAGAAGCAATATGTTAAGGAGTATATCCGCTCACTAGCAGCAATTGAAGAGTGCATCGAACCCTATCAGGAACAAAAGCGCGAACTGCGCACTGAGTTCCGGGAGAATGGATGGCTCAACACGGATGAGATCCGAGCAGCAGTAAAGGCATATCGCCTTTTCAAGCAAAAGTACAATATCGATGAGGTTGTGGACAACTTTACATTGATTTCAGGAGAAGGAGAAGAACAATGATTCAGAGAATGATGAAGACGATCGCTACGTGGCTGTGGAATACAGCATTTATTCAATCTCTTGTGGCTAGCGAGTTGCAAGAGTCACATCAGCCGGAAGGTGAGGCGTGAGAACCAATATATCACCAATGACTAAGAAACAGGTGTTTGCAGTTCTACGTAGCAAACAGTTTTGGCTTGAGGTTGTAGACGCTGTAGAGAGCATGGCAATGTGCCACTTTAAGAGCCAAGCTGCAGCCGATCCGTCGATTAATACTCTTGGTGCGTGGGCACTTGCAATCGAGGAAGATAAGCGACAGCAAACCTCCGCACTTACGGTGAGGTTTGCATATGACTTTGAAGCGTGGATTCGAAAAGTGGCAATGGATAACTTTGGAATGGACATTTTGCCGAAAGACGAATCAATCAAAGGCAATGACTTCAGGGTTAGGACTATCGATCAGGGAATTCTTCCCTTTGAGGTGAAAACAACTCAGAATATAAGCGGGTGGACAGGATCTACCCACTCAGAAGGAAGAGGGAAGGCTGATAATTATGTCTTAGCTAGCTTTAGTCTTGATTTGGGTTACCCGATTGACTCTGATCCGTCGAGCCTTTCAATGCGCGGTGTCATTACTCATCTACACTCATCAGTGCTTGGCGATGATATTGCTGTTAGTTGGAATGGAAAGGCAACTGATAGTAATAGTAGTACGACAGGCAAGATTCCAAGCGCTGCCCATGATTCATATTTGTCGGCTATTGCGTTCGGAACTGTAAAACAAAATAAAGTCTGGTGCAGGTGCGATCGCGAAAGCTTGGATGAGTACCGACAATTCATGATGGTGGCAGCATGAGTTATATTAATAAAATTATCAACGAAGATAGTGTAACTGCGCTGCGGGAACTTCCAGAGAACTCAATTGATATGGTGGTGACATCACCGCCTTATGATAATCTGCGAGCATACCAGGGATTAATCGATGATATGAAGGAGGAGTACAATGGCTACTCTTTCCCATTTGAACAAATTGCAACCGAACTATCTCGCGTCGTGAAGAAGGGTGGTGTAGTTGTATGGGTAGTCGGAGATGCCGTCATGAAGGGGGGCGAAACGGGTTCATCCTTTCGACAAGCACTCTATTTTATGGAGAAAGGGTTCAAGCTTCACGATACTATGATCTATGAAAAGAACGGAAGCTCCTTTCCAGCCAGACGAGACGGCAACAGATACTCCCAACTATTTGAATACATGTTCGTGTTCAGCAAGGGGGGGAAACCCAAGACATCAAATCTTATTTGTGATAAACCTAACCGATGGGCAGGCTACACACACTTTGGAAAGGGAACAATTAGAAACAAGGCTGGAGAGCTAGTAGAAAGAAATATTAAGCCCATCCCTGAATTTTCTCCCCGAAATAATATTTGGAAATATAACACTGGAAAGAATTATTCTACCAAAGACGCAATAGCCTTTGGGCATCCTGCCATTTTTCCCGAACAATTGGCAGAAGATCACATTCTAACATGGAGCACTCCCGGTGATGTAGTTTTGGATCCTTTTAATGGATCTGGCACTACTACCAAAATGGCAGCGCTACACGATAGAAATTATGTGGGCATTGACATCTCAGACAAGTACTGCGATATCGCCCGCGAACGTTTGGAAATTATAAAAAAAAAGAGAGCAAGTTAAATGAATAAAAACACACAAGTAGTAATGTTCTCGTCTAAGACGGGAGATTGGGCAACGCCCAAGGAATTTTTTGATAAATTGGACTGGAGGTTCGGACCGTTTGATTTGGATCCATGCGCAAGCCCAGCCAATACAAAATGTGCCAACTTCTTCACAGAGGCGGAGAACGGCTTAACGAAGGACTGGGAAGGGTTTACAACTTTTGTCAATCCTCCGTATGGAAGAGGGATAGACGCCTGGATCAAGAAGGCGTATGAAGAGTCTAAAAAAGAAAACACAAAGGTGGTAATGCTGATCCCTGCGCGAACTGACACGAAGTATTGGCACCAATATGTTATGAAGGCAGACGAAGTACATTTTGTAAAAGGGCGATTGAAGTTTGGCGACAGCGACAACAGCGCGCCATTCCCCTCCGCAGTGATTGTGTTTGATGGAAGCAACAGACAACAAATAATGGGAGCGATCAACCGATGAACAAGAACATACTCCAAGCTGCAATATTGAGGTTACAGAGTTCTGTGATGGAAACGTATGAAGCTATCAAGGACGCATATAGCGCACCTTCCGATGAAAAGACTGTCGATACTATCGCGCAGTTAGCTATGAGGTTGGCAAATCTTGAGGGTGCTTTAATAACGCTGCAGCAGTATGCTAGCAAGATTCATTCCGAGGCACAGGCAGACGCATTAGAGGTGGCGATCATCGCCGCTCGACAAGTGCAAGAAGAGATCGATGCCGGCACGACGCCCGCTAAGGAAAACAGAGTTGTTACTGAGGAGATGTCGCCTACCCTAAGACGCTCCCAGGCAACACGCAAGAAGAAGCCAAAGCCAAAGGCAAAAAAGAATGAATCGTAAACAGCGCCGAGCAGCACAAAAACATTCTTCTTCTCCAGCTGAGAAGAAAATGGCAGAGCAGGTGACTCAGTTCGGGAAAATGCCTGAGCAGTGTAGCGCCTGTGAAAAGGCGTTTGACAAAAAAGATCGTTCTATGGTAGAATCATGGAACGTGGTGGTGAGACAGGAGGTAGTAAGATTGTTCTGTCCAGAATGCATTAACAAAACTAAGGAGGTTATAGATGCCAGTCACACGAATATCGAATGAATCTTTGGACATGTTGCTCCAAGGAAAAGTAAAAGAAGAAGCAACTAGCGTTCTTAAGTTTTACTCTAACGGGTGTCATATGTGTCACGCTTTGAGTGATTACTATAAGCAGATTTCTCAAGAAGAGAAGTACAAAGACTTACATTTCTTTGCAGTAAACATTGATGATTATCCAGAGATTGAACGTAAGTTAAACTTTAAAGGAGTCCCCACTATTTTTGTTGTCCACTCCAATATAGGAAATCGTGCGCCGATTATTCGCGTTATCGAAGAACCCGAGAAACCTAACGACAAGACGTGGTACAAGGTAACTGATATTAAGAAGTTTATCGACAAGGAGGCGTTGTGAAAAAATCTTTATCCTATGACGATGTTCTGCTAACGCCGCAGTATTCTGATATTCGAAGTCGCCGTGAAGTATCAACTGAAGTTGACTTGGGGAATGGTTTAAAACTGGGGCTCCCAGTCTTGGCGTCTCCGATGGATACTATTTCTGAAGCACCAATGGCTATTGCGATTGGAGGGGCTGGTGGAGCCGCCATCATCCACCGATACAACTCGGTGCAAGAACAATGCAAAATGGTAGGCTGGGCTAGAGAAGCTGGCATTCGGAACTTTAAAACTGAAATAAATGTTGGAGCAGCAGTGGGAGTTACTGAGGGCTATCTTTTGCGTGCTACGATGCTTTTAAACGCCGGCGCCACCTTTCTGTGTGTAGACGTAGCGCACGGACACCACATCTTAATGAAAGAAGCAATATCTAGTATTCGTCAAGAAATTGGCAGCGACATCCACATCATGGCAGGCAACGTAGCCACTTTGAGTGGAATTAATGATCTTGCCGAGTGGGGTGCCGATAGTGTGCGGTGTAACATTGGCGGGGGATCAATTTGCTCAACGCGCATTGAAACAGGACATGGCGTTCCAGGACTTCAGACAATATTTGATTGCGCCGAGACAACACGTGATGTAACAATTATAGCTGATGGTGGCTTGCGAAACTCTGGAGACATAGTGAAGAGTCTTGCCGCCGGCGCTGATGCTGTTATGTGCGGCTCCCTATTCTCAGGAACAGACGAGACACCTGGAAAGGTTATAGAAGAGCCTGATGGCACTCGCTGGAAAATGTATCGAGGGATGGCATCTAAAGAGGCGCAAGTAGATTGGCGAGGGAAGTATGCATCAGCCGAAGGAATCTCCGCGCGAGTACCTTATCGCGGCTCAGTAAGGAAGATCATAGAGAATCTAGACAGAGGAATCCGTTCGGGCTTATCTTATAGTGGTTGTCGTACGGTTGCCGAGCTTCAAGCCCGGGCAGACTTTACCCTACAGACTGCTGCTGGAATGGGAGAAAGCAGAACGCACATCCTAAATAGGAAGTGGTAATGACTGATACTACCCCAGGACAAAATACCAAAAGGATTGTCTTCACAGAGAGCGATCACAGGCACGCGCAGTTGATTGTAAAACTTAAAATGGACGGAATGACTCAGGCAAAATTCTTTCGACAAATGATTACAGGATACCTGGAGGACGATCATCGCGTGCGAGACTATGTGCTAGATCATTCTTCGTTATCCAAAGTAAAAGTTGCAAAAAGCAGAAAACTAATGCAGCAAGGGAAAGAGACTGCCGCCAATCTAGGACTAAACGACGATCAAGTCGAGAATATATTTGACATGATTGCCGAGGAGTTCCCAGACTTATGAAAAATGGTTTACGTCAGTGTAGCATGCAGTGTATGAAGGCAAACAAGCCCTGCAAGCAAATAGAGTGTCGACACTATATCGAGTATGAAGAAGAGTATAATTGTACTTTAGTGTCTATATATGAAAACGGACCCATGACTCTGCGTCAAGTAGGCGATAGACTAGGGGTTTCATTTGCCAGAATTAAACAGATTGAAGCAAAAGCTTTGAAGAAGATAAAATCCAGTAGCCTAATTTCTTTTCTAAATTAGGATATTGAAAAACATAATACTATTTATACTAGGAACTCACGTAAGGAGAAATGTAGATGTCCCGTAAAACTTTATTAACCGAAACTGAGATTAGACAGTTTCTTAAGCTTGCCAACCTAGGTGGTGTGGGCGATACACGAATTCAAGAAATGGGCGGGTATGATATGCCCGGCGATCGCGATGAAGAAGAACTTGAGGAAGAAGAAGCCGGCCCAGAAGAGCTGGAGAAATTCGCTGCCGACGACATGGAAGATGATACCATGATGGGTGATGCCGAGGCTGCTGACGATGAGCTTGAAGCGGACGCCGAATTGGACATGGGCGATGACGCAATGGACATGGACGCCGGCGGTGCTGGTGGACAGATGGTGTCTGTTGATGATTTCATGTCAGCTTTAGAGGGCGCCCTTGAAGACGCTCTCGGCGAGCCAGTTGAAGTCGACATGGACGAAGAGCCTGCTGGCGACGATGACGAGATGGAAATGGACATGGAAATGGGTGCTGTCGATGATGGCGGCGAAATGGAAATGGATATGGACGTCGAGGAAGAGCCCGGCATGCGAAACCCAAACATGTACGAGAACCAAGACGATCTTGTTCAAGAAGTTGCAAAGCGTGTCGCTGCACGACTTCAAGCAAAAAACGATAAAGCTGAGATGGTTGACGCTCTTGCCGAGCGAATCATGAAAAGACTCACCAAATAGGTTGACATTAGCTTTATAATGAGATATAATAACCACCTTACGGTGGTTATTTTTTTAAGGTAGATATGCAATATATTTTATATGCTCTGTTGTTTATTTTTGGTTATGTCACGTGTCGTACATTTTACTTTCTTCGTTCGGCGAGACTGAGCCTGTCCCTTATTATGTCTGGACACCTTGTGTATCTATCAGCGGTAGAGGCTATAATAAATAAATGGAAGCAAAACATTAAAGTCCTTAATTTAGAAAAAAACGATAGAATAAAGCAGGAAAATGAGCTTCAGCGACAGATAGAAGTTCTCCAATCCAACTCTGTTGACTACTTATTAAAGCTACATCCCAGTTTCTATCGAGATGCTCTAAAGTTCCATGATTGGCAAAGTGCCATGAAACACTTAGAGGAGAATAGAAATTTGATGAACGAATTTTGGCAGGAGGGAAAATCGTGATTAAAAGGATAAAAGAACTTGTAGAAGGGAAGACTAGAGAAGAGCCAGTAGAGCTGACAGCAGAGTTGTTAGAGGAGTTAGCCGCGGCACTCCCACCTAAAGAGCCAGATATGAGAACTATCGGCATATTTACCGAGGTAGCAGAAGAGAAGTGCGCCGAATTAGTGCATGCGATGCTTTATCTAGACGAATTGAACGGCTTAGATCACACAGGTAAAAACCAACACCCCATCCAGTTCTATATCTCTACCTATGGAGGCTCAGCAGACGATATGTTTGGGCTCTATGACGTTATGAGGCAAATCAAAAAGAGAACAGAGATTCACACCATTGGTGTGGGCAAGGTAATGTCGGCGGGTGTTTTGCTACTAGCGGCAGGAACCAACGGTACACGTAAGATCGGCAAAAACTGCCGCGTCATGATCCATTCAGTTATTGGTGGAAATCACGGTTCTCTCCACAATATGGTAAATGAGATGGAAGCCATTGAACAATTGCAAGAGATGTATTGCGATGCTTTAATCTCTGAGACAAAGATGACGAGAAAGCAACTGAAGAGCATGCTTGAGCGCAAAGTAAATGTATATTTATCAGCCGAGGAAGCAGTCGAATTGGGAATTGCTGACATAATTATTTAAAGGAAAGAGAATGTCAAATTATTTGAAAGATATGTTTATTGAAGTTAGGGACAACGCACCCGAGGTAGTCCCGCAGATAGATACTCTAATATCAGAAGTATATTCACTGCTGGAGCAATCGCTCACAATTAACGAGAGGGACGCCAACCAAGGGAGCATGTTCCCCCAGAAAAAGACATATCCCTACAAGGCAATTCCGGCACCCAGCGTGTCAGAGCTGGGTTGGGCATCTCTCAATAGTAATGACGACGGCGCCGCAGCAAAGAGAGAAGAGTTAGAACAATATATTGGACGCATCCCTGGTTCTGATTTAAGAGTCAAGCTAAAGAATGTCTCCAGGCTATTAAATGATCCAAATTATGCAAAATCATTAGCAGGCTTTGGCGATAGCCAAGGTGAAAGAATCGCATCTACGTTGTCCTATCTTGTATTTCTCAAGACGCTGACAACGGTGATCACCAACTTTAATGCATCCTCTGCCGGCTTCAACTTTGAGGCTTTTCTTGCGGTATTGCTCGGCGGCTCTCAAATCCCCGCCTCTGGCGCCACTACAATTGCAGATCTAACAACCTCCGACGGCACGCCTATCAGCCTCAAGTTGTATAACGAAAAGACTGTTAAGGCTGGTGGCAGCTACAATGATCTAATTAGTGACTTAACTCGCTCTCCCTACATGATGAGATATGTAGTTGCAACTAAGACACTCTCTGGAAAAGATCTCCAACGAAAGGGAAAGATTGAAGTCTATCAGTATGACTTGAATTCTGATAATCTCCCAGAGATTTTGTACTCCAGCGCCTCCGGCGAAAATAGTGAACTTATCCGCTTGCCAAGATCGGTGGTGGCGCGCGAAAGAAAACTAAACTTTAAAGTACCAAAGATGCCAACCCTCGATGACATTGAAACCAAATTTTATGAGATACTTAATAGTGAAATAGGCTCGGAACCCTGGTTTGAGGACTTGAGAACAGCCATGGATTATCAAAATAATCGAAATCTATTTGTCAAGAAAAAACCAGGCTATCAACCGTTCACCGCTGGCACTTGGTATGGGCGCAAGGGGATCCCAAGCGCCAAAGCCCCTCTTTTTCTGTTGTTAAACAATTTCATTCAAGAACGGGAGTTGGATATTGAGCCAGTAAAGCTTTTCAACCTGCTTTACGTAGCTCAAGAGAGAGCAAAGGAATCATACTATAAGGCTGTAAAAAAATTAGATGCCATAGGTTCAGGCTTGGGGGCGTATGCTTCTGCCCGAGACTCTATTGATTTTTTCAATGATCTATCGAGAGCAGAAAAACGGAAAGCTCTTATGCTTACACTTGGCGCCATTCGTTACGGAAACCAATATGAGCTTCGTCGAAATGATATCTATGGAATTGCGCGCTTGGCAAAGCCTTATAACGTATATGCACCCGGACAGAAGGACGTTAAAATTGGAGAGATCGAGATTGGGAGAGAAAGTGTTCAAGAGGTATTTAACTCACTCGTCGATGATGTTAACCGAACGGTGTTTGAGATTTTTGAAGAACTATCCGTTTTAAGCGAGAATCTTCAAGGGTTTTTTGCCGGAGGGCTGCAGGATACTGGAAAAGCCGACGCCGCCATTGGATCTGCAAAGAATATCGGAACGAAAACTAAGCAAACAAAAGATATAAAATAGCTTGACATTTCTTTGATATGCGATTATAATACTAACATAACACTGAGGTATTAATGAGTCGAGAGTACGACGATAATCAATCACTACAACAAAAAATAATGAAGGGCGTGAATGTGCTAGCGGACAATGTAGCATCAACGCTTGGGCCGCGTGGTAGAAATGTACTGCTACAGGAAAAGAATAAAGATCCTTTTATTACAAAGGATGGAGTTACTGTCGCTCACTTTGTGGCACTAGACGATCCCATGGAGAATGCTGCAGCACAAATTATAAAGCAGGCTGCAGTTGAGACGAACAATAATGCCGGCGATGGCACAACAACAGCTACTGTTCTTGCGCGCGCTATTTTATCGGAAGCGCAAAGATATATTGCTTCGGGGATTTCGCCCATTGAGCTGCAACGCGGCATCCTTTCGACAGTCAAGGAGATTACCAATAATCTGTCAGAGCTTTCGCTCCCTGTAACTAGTTTGGATGATATCCGCCACATTGCCACCATCAGTGCCAACAACGATCCTTCTATCGGTAGGTTGATATCAATGGCGATCGATAGAGTAGGACAGGATGGCTCAATCACCATTGAGGAATCACGTTCGGTTGAAACGAGTATTGATATAGAAGAGGGATTTAAATTAAAATCTGGATATTGTGCCGGCGCTTTCGTTACCGATGAAAGGCGTTCGCTGATGTATCACGATGAGCCTCTGTTACTTATTACCGATCAGAAAGTGGACGCAGTTGAGCCTATCATTCCTATTCTAGAGATGGTGGCACGAGAGTCGCGCCCTCTGATTGTTGTAGCTGAAGAAATTGAGGGACAGGCTTTGGCAGCTCTCATTATGAACGCAATGCGCGGAACCCTAAAGGTTGCAGCTATCAAGGCTCCCAACTATGGAGATGAGCGTAGAGATGCTCTAAGTGATCTGGCGATGTCCACGGGAGCAACATTCGTTTCGCGCTCATCCGGCATGAAGCTATCAGAAGTAAAGCTTGCCGATCTGGGGAGTGCCAAGTTTATCGAAAGCAACAGGTACGCTACTACCATTGTTGGCGGCGCCGCAAACCATGAAGAATTAGAGACGAGACTTGAATCGCTTAAGAGCGATATCGAGAACACGGATAATCTATCTGAAGCAGAAAAGATTCAAGATAGAATCACCCGCCTAGTATCGGGAGTGGCAGTTATCAGGGTTGGTGGAACTACGGAAGTTGAGATGACAGAGAAGAAGCATCGAATTGAAGATGCTCTAGAAGCTGTCCGCGCAGCACAGGATGAGGGTGTTGTGCCAGGAGGGGGCTCTGCACTACTCCGCGCCGCCCAAAAGATTATAATTGTCACACAGGAAGGGCACGCTGATCAGGTTCATGGCGCCTCCATTGTCAGAAATGCATGTTACGCGCCGGCTCGACAAATGGCAGTAAACGCTGGCATATCTCCCGACTTGGTTATTAAACAGATTTTAGATGCTGACGCCGGATTTGGGTGGGATTTCCGAAACGATCGATTGACAGATCTTGTTGAGAATGGTATAATAGATCCAGTTAAGGTTACTAAGACAGCATTGCAAAATGCCGCATCTGCAGCAGGAACCCTGATGACGACTAATTATGGAATTATTCAAACGGGAGATAAGTAACATGCAAGAAGGAGATTTGGTACATATTCCACAGGGAGTCGAACTGTGGCTTGACACCAAAAAAGGAATGCGGCTTCGAATGACTGAAAAGCCCATAGCCGGTGTTTATTTGAGTACACGAAGTCAATACATATATCGCGTCTACGCAAATGGTGATTGGAATGTTAAGAAGAGCGATGTATACCCAATGGGAGAAGATAATGGGATTAGTTAAACTAACAGAGGTGTGTCACAATAGCACACTCACGACACAGCAGGACTACACGCTGAGAGAAGTGTACGTAAACCCTGAACACGTTGTTATGATTAGAGAAGAAGCGCGCATGCAAAAGCTTAATGAGCAGGGAGCATTGCCCACCGAACTGAAGCCTTCACATCAGTTTACGAAGCTGACTATAAACCGAGGGCACACCGGCACAGAAATTGTTGTAGTTGGCGCACCACATATTATTGAGAGCACCCTCAATTCAAAAAGAAAATTAATTAAAGGATAAAAATGACAGAAGAAAACAAAAGAATTACCATTCAGTACTCGATTAAATTAGGCGACTTAGCTGGAGAGGTAGATCGACTTTACAGTCAAGCTGCCGACAAACTAAAAGCGCTATCCCTGGACAACATGGAGACAGCATCAGTGCTAGATTCTTCGGTAGTTAAAAAGATTGACGAGATAAGACAAGAGCTTTCGGCAACAGACATGATGCTTCTGGACATTCAGTCTATTGTGGGTTCATATATCCAATACGAAGTATCGCTTAATACTCCTGATGCTCCCGAAGTGCAGGGTACACAAGGTGTCGAACAACACATGGTGACTAATGTTGTTGAGCCCGCTTAAGAGTCCTCACTCATTTAATTGCTCCGAGTATTTAAAAAAACTAATCAACCCTGCGCAGGCAATTAGAACGTTTCTCCCCTTTAGTGCGGAGATAGAGCTGTCTTTGCTAGCAGACAATCGGGATGTCATTATTCATACGAACAATTATGTGATATATGAGTTTTGGTCATGCTTTAGGGTGGATCCTTTCCGAATCGCAGATCAAGCAGAATCACTTCACACTCGCACAATGCCCGGGATGATTAAAACTTATCAGAAAGAGTGGCCGGCATTTAGGGATCCATATTTGAGATCTGCTATTTTCTTTTTATTGAATCGATATTCAAAGCAAGGTACATTATCTTATGGTGAAGCTAGTCTTGACAATTATACGCCAATGTGTCTAAATAATTTGCGACGATGCAACGAAAGCGTAACAAAAATTAAAATCGTTTATCACAAGTCAGACGACTATCTGGAAGGTATCAGCGAGAGTCCCGATAACGGAGTCGCTATACTTCCTGTTGGTAAATTTCATGGCGGTCCTTTGGGTAGACAGCTGAATAGTGGATACGAGACTTATAGCATAAATCACAGAAATTTAAAAAAGAGATTAGCACAATCGGGCAAAGACTTTGTATTAATCTATAAGAGTCACCAGGGGCTGACGCAGTTATATAAAGACTATAATATAGTGATGTTAAATAAGTTTGGGAAAGTAACAAAAAGAGCTGATTTGGCAGAGGATACAGTTGTGACGAGCTTAGAGGTGCCAACAAATTATGACGTATAATCTGCTATTTGCATGCTTTTTATTCGCAGTTGGGCAAACCTTGGGCTGGTTCCAGTTAAACTCTCAGTTTGTGTGGGAGTGGTGGAAGGATAAGCCGCTTGTGGCGGCTATCGTCTTCTCTGTTCCAACAGGCATATGTTTTTGGTATGGAATAAAAATAGCATATGCGGACATGGGGCAAGTTTGGGGTCCACGATTTTTGATTTTTGCAATGTCGTACCTCACTTTCCCAATCCTTACGTGGTATTTTTTGAATGAAAGTATGTTCACTGCGCGCACTCTGGTGTGCATCGCCCTTTCTGCTATGATCGTCGCAGTGCAATTGTTTTGGAGATAGAACATGAGTAATATATATTTGTTCGATGTGGACGGAACCCTCACACCAGCAAAATCTAAAATCAACGCAGGGTTTGAGAAGCAATTTAAGAACTGGAGTCGAACCAGGGAAGTATACATTGTTTCGGGAGGCTCCTTTGTACGCTTGATAGATCAATTGGGGATGGGTATCGTTGAGCAGATGGGTGGGATATTTCCCTGCATGGGAAACATATTCTATCAAAAGAGGGAGCAGATCAATGAAAATGGATATAGCGAGTGGGATATAATTTATGAAAACAAGTTTGTTTCCCCGCGCAACCTTAAACGCTCCTTGAATTCTATAGTGGCTAAATCTGATTTTTCAATTAAGACGGGAAACCATCACGAAGAGCGTGTAGGGATGATGAATTTTTCCATTGTTGGCAGAAACGCGAATAAGGCAGAGAGAAAGTCTTACGAACATTGGGATGCTGAGAATCATGAAAGAAGAGCAATAGTTCAAAAATTGCAAGAAAAATATCCGAGTCTTGATTTTGTAATCGGCGGCGCCGTCAGCATTGACATCTTTAACAAAGGCAACGATAAAGCACAGGTAATACCTCGGTACTTCGCAGAAGCATTGGAACATAACCAGATTCATTTTGTAGGCGATAGGATCCCTTTTCCAGGCAACGACTACTCTCTGGCTGAAGTATTGCGTGAGCACCCAAATGGCGCTGCACACGAGGTAGAGAGCTGGAAGGATACAACAGAACTATTAAAGACTGAGCCTTTTGCGTAGATACCTCTAAAAACAACTATTTATAATGATGGAGTTTGAATAAATGGACATTTCTACAGGCAATTGGTTCGAGTATCTTCGAGAAGAAGTTTTAACAGAGGGGCTACGAGACATCGGCTTGCCCGAGATCATCGTTGATTTTATCGAGGAAGGCATGCCGAATGCTCCCGAGAAGTCAAAGACGTACGCCGGCAATAACTGGAAAGAACACAAGCTGGGTAACCCCGGTTACATTGATAGCGTCCAACAGAACTGGTTGAACCAGATGGAGCGGATGTTCCCAGACGAGATACAGCTTCCACGCGCAACACATAACCCAGTGCAAGCACGCACAATCACCCCCTATACTATTGATGGAATGGTTCGCGAACCAACAACTCGCGTGCAATACGACGACGAAACCATCGAGCAAAACAAGAAGATCGCATTCGTCGCAGACAATATAAAGCAAGCGTGGGCAAAGCCCGCCGGCACTTGGCGCAAGACATTTATGAAAGCACTGAAGGCACTGAGCAAAGCAGGTGTGCCTTCCGAGAAGGTTGAGGTTGTAAAAGAATATATCAATGAGCAGATGCTTGGCGAGTGGAGAACATACTGGGGCAGGTATAACGAGTTGTTCTCTTGGCTCAACGACGAGCCAACGAACTATGAAATGATCAAGGGCGATGATATTGACAACGCCTACAATACCGCCATGCAGGACTTGGAGAACCAAGAAGACCCAGAACAGATCCTGCATAAATTTGAAGACGGCTCGTACTGGTATAACTTACAGGTGTCTAACTGCTCCGTAGAAGGCGAGCGAATGGGACACTGTGGCTCTGACTCTCGCGGTGTGCTAGTCTCGCTCCGCAAGCGCCAAAGCAAGCGCAAGGCATCCTCGTCCTATGTGACGATGACTTGGGATAGCGATACTCTTTACCAGATCAAAGGACGCTCTAACGATGCACCTCCAATGGAAATGTGGGATCACATTGAGTGGTTCATCAGAAATTTTGACATCAGCAGCGTCCAAGAAACAGGTGAACACTCTAACGATGAAGAAGGCTTCCGAGAGATGAATGAATATCTCCAAAGCCGCAACCGCGATGTGAACTTCACAGGCACAGTTGACGAAGGCGCAATCCAAGAAGCGATAGACGAGGCAGTACGAGGCTATAACGATAATGCGGAGAACTCAAGCATCTACGGAGAGCTACAAGGACCAGACGATCACGGCGGCGATTACTATTCCGTACAAATGAACGGTGATGGTAGCTTGGAGATTAACTTGGGGTGGAAGGGATTTGAGCTTAGAAACAATGAGTACACGCCTACGATAATGGCAAATGACACCACGCAGGACGACAGATACGAAACGATACCCGAGAACACTTGGGTAGGCACAGCAAGAGACTTTACGAGTGAACTAGATCTAGACGAGATTGGTTATAATCTCCCCGGAGAAACCGAGGTTGAGTGGGAAGTTAAAATGCTCACAGGCGCTCAGCCAGAGGGCGAAGACATTGACCCAGACTATCCGGCAACCGCACACCTTATAGTTAGCTTCCGCTGTTACGAATACGAGAGCGTGGAAGACGAAGATGATGCTGGTCGCGTAGCAGACAACTTTGCCTCAGAAGTACAATCGGGATTTGAAGAGAAGTACGACGAGATCAAAGAAGAGATAAGAACCAAACTTGCACAAGAAGGCTACTCTGTCAAGACAGCCTATGATCGTGATCGCGGTGAGATGAGTGAGTATGATTTAGATCACTGGAACATATATGCAGACAAGTCAGGATTAGAGTTTTGGTTCCGTCCTGAGAGCAGCGCCGACACGCTTGTTGAATACGGCGATATGCCGATGATATTGAAGATGTGGGGGCAGCAATTGCTGTCTGG